GTATAAGTACTAATACTAATATTTTTTTAACTTAAAGGAGAGTAGTATGAGTATTACAATTAAGAATTTGGAGAGTGCATTGGCAGGAGAATCACAAGCACACATTAAATATAGGTATTTTGCTAAGATTGCTCGTGAAGAAGGTTACGAAGATGTTGCAAAACACTTTGAACACACAGCCGACCAAGAATTACTTCATGCATGGGGACATCTTGAGTTGTTGGTTGGTAAACCATCTACTAAAGACTGTTTGAATCTGGCCATTGAAGGTGAAACATACGAGTTCACCACAATGTATCCAGAGTTTTATAATAATGCTGTATCTGAGAAAGATGCTCAGGCATCCTCAGAATTCATTGAGCAAATTGCTGAATCGAAAGATCATGCTCAACAATTTAAAGACAAACTGGCTGTACTAGATAAAGCAGAGAAACGATTTAAAGCACTTAAAGGTGTAGAAGAACGCCATGCAAATGCCTATAAACAACAATTGGAGAAACTATAATGAATAACGAATATTACCGTTGTATCGTATGTGGTCACATTCTATCTGTGGAAGATTACAACAGCATGCCAGATGACTACACTTGTCCTGATTGTGGTGTAGGTAAATCCGATTATGAATTGATTAAAGAGTGAAGAAAGTATTAATAACTGGTAGTTCTGGTTACATTGGCCAACACCTCGTAAAACTCCTTAGACGGGAAGGTTACGAGGTTTTTGGCGTTGATATAAATGACAGATTTAATGATTATTTGGCACCAAATCATTTTACCAAATTAGACATTACTGAAAACTTTGTGATATGGCCGACCACAGTATTTGATACTGTTGTGCATCTTGCAGCTCTTGTTAGAGTAAATGAATCAGTAACAAAACCAATAACATATTATAATACCAATATTAATGGTACTGTAAATGCATTGCAGTCATTATTCTTTAAGAATTTTGTGTTTGCTTCTACTGGCGCAGCAGCCAATCCGGTGGTACCATATTCGTTATCAAAGCGATGTGCTGAAGATGTAGTGGAAAGATATTGCATTGAAGATTCAAAAACATTCACTTTATTCCGTTTTTATAATGTGATTGGTAGTGAAGGTACGGCACCAACCAATCCTGATGGTTTGTTTTCTAACCTAATTAAGGCCAAACAAACAGGCACATTCAATCTGTATGGTAATGATTACAATACACCAGATGGTACACCAGTACGAGATTATGTTCATGTGAATGAGATATGTCATGCAATTAAATTGGCAATCGAAACACCTGCCAATTCATTACAGAATTTAGGCCATGGTAAAGGACACACCGTTAAAGAAATGGTAGAAATATTCAAACAGGTAAACAATTGTGATTTTGAAATTAACTATTGCCAAAGGCGTGAAGGTGATTTAGAATGTAGTGTACTAGATAATGTATCGTCTTATATGAATTCGACTTATACACTACCACAATTATTGGAAATAAAATGAATGATGTATTGCAAAAGATAATGAATGAATCCTTTACTGATGAACAAGGTGAAGTATTTGATACTGAGCGATTTGCTGAGTTGATTGTGAAAGAGTGTGCCAAAGATTTTGATAAAACTTATATGGCCGGTGGAAAAACTATGGGCAATTACATTAGGCAAAAGTTTGGAGTAAAAGAATGAAAATATACATGAATGGGTACCAAAATCACTGGTTATCACCATACACCATTATTGACTATGTGTTCTTTTGGACAGATTGGTCAAAGTGTTCACGCAACAAGCGTATCATAGAAGATGGAGAATGGATTAATCATCCTGCATGGGTTGAAAAGGTCGTACCGGTATTAGAACCATTCTGCAATGCATTAAAGTGGGTTAGTGAGAGAATTAATCCAAGCATTCGTTATGTAAAGATTGATCGTTACGATACATGGTCAATGGATCATACCTTGGCATATATTATTCTACCAATGTTAAAGCAGTTACAATCTACCAAACATGGCTCAGCAATGGTAGATGATGAAGATGTGCCTGAAGAATTGCGTGAACCGAATAAACCCAAAAGAAAAAAGAATGATGTTCGTGGTACATTACAAGTACATTCGATTGACCTAGAAGATGAATATACACTTGTTCACCAAAAATGGGATTGGGTACTTGGTGAAATGATTTGGGCATTTGAACAAAAAGTAAAAGATGATGATGAGTCACATTTCTTTGATCACTCCGCATATAATAATGCTGATGGAAAAACCAACCATGACATTTGGTTTAAAGATATGTCCGAAGGCAAGAGTAAGTTGAAGGTTGATTGGGACGGATTGAAGGCACACCAAGCAAGAAAGACCAATGGTTTCCGTTTATTTGGTAAATATTATGAAGGATTGTGGGATTGATTATGAATAATTTTGAGAAACACGCCAGAGAAGAATTTCGTGCAGCTGGTTGGATGGATGAAAATGGTGATATCAAAGATGAAATGCAAGCCATGATTTGTGCCAATGTATTAGACTTATTGAATGTGTTTGCAGAACAAGGACATTCTGGTTCATCAGGTGCCTATGCAATTAATATGTTTGACCGATTGGTTGAATTTAAATGTATTGCACCACTAACAGGTGAAGATTGGGAATGGAACGATACGGGCCACAATGTATATCAAAATAGACGATGCTCTAGTGTGTTCAAAGATAAAGAAACTGGTGAGTGCCATGATATTGATGGTAAGGTATTTTGGGAATGGAATATTGGCCACGAAGGTAAGCCATACAAATCATATTACCATAATGGTGGTTGCCACACACCCGTAACTTTTCCATATACACCACCAAAAGAACCTATCTATGAGTATAGATATTCTGATGCAACTCCGCCTGCACCACCACAAACTGAGGAAGGATTATTGTGATACCCTATGTTGGTTATGTGCAAGCGAAACGGTCATTGAAATTGGCCAAAGAAACTATTGAATTAATGAATGATCCAAACAACTATATGTTAGAGGCACAGAAAGATATGCTTGAGTTGGAAGTGGAACATTTCCGTGAGGCATCAATAAAGTTTACCATAGTTCTATTGACTTTGGTTACCTTTTGTGTTACACTATACTATCTATATGTGAATGGAGTTTTTAATGTATAAGAAATTATCAGAATATTTTGAGAGATACAAGACCACCTTTCTTTTATGTTTGTTGGTGTTTGTAGTAACGGTGTATTATGCACCATATTTTATGAATAAACCATTTAATGGTGATTTTGATGGTTCGATTCAGAACAAATTGGTTTGGTCAGTTAAGGGTGAATGTTACTTTGTTCGACCATTGAATCAAACTGATACATTATTAGTTCGTGTTAATGATTGTGATAAAGGAAACAAGTGAAAACCAATAAAGATTTTACACTAAGTAAAAGCAGTAAACGAATGTTAGCTACTCTGAGTTCAGAACAACGAGCTCCTTGGAAGAAAATGATGATTGAAGCAGAAGTTTTAGAGAAGCGAGCCAAGTTGGCCAAATTAACTATGAAGTCGGATAAGGGAGAATCATAATGGCATTATTTGTTGAAGTTGATTCTGTTGAAAAACAGAGTAAAGTAATTATTAATTTAGATGAAGTTGTTGAAATTGCGCCATTAAGTTCTGGTGGTTGTGCCTTGTTCTTAGCACATGGCGTAATTAAAGTTAAAGATAACTATGATATGTTCAAACAATTTGCCATGCAAACCGTATCGAGTGAAGATATTGCCAATCGAATCGAAGCAATCAAAGGTCGTGGTCGTCCAGCAAAATCATCCATCACAGCAGAAGATGTTCCTAAGCTATGAGTAAGTTTACATTTATCTGTGAAGATGAGCCAATGCCATTTGCTGATGCAATCATCACCAAAAAAACTTTCGAGTTTAATGCTGACCATTTAAATAGTGTCGTTGGTGAATTTGAAACTTTTTTAAAAGGTTGTGGATTTCATTTCGATGGCCAATTGATAATTTATAATGATTCACCTAATACCAGTGAGGTTTGTGTAAGAGATGATTTGGATGATTTAGATTCCATTTTCTCACCAAACAAAAGTGTTATCAAGTGAAAAAATTACTATATCGTTTCTATAACTGGGTCTATGACGATTGGAAATCTGGTCGAGTTCGGTTTATTGTAGAGTGTGTGGCATGGGCAATCTCAATTGGTTGTGCCATCGCCATGGCTGCAACAGTTCCTAATCCACCACTTTTGATTTTATATCCTATTTGGATTACTGGTTGTGCCATGTATGCTTGGGCTGCACTTACTCGCAACTCATTTGGCATGTTGGCCAACTATTTGTTACTTACTACAATTGATATTATTGGTTTAATAAGAATGTTATGAATATTTTTTATCTAGATAATGATCCTAAAATTTGTGCTGAAATGCACCTTGATAAACACGTTTGCAAAATGGTAATTGAGTATGCTCAGTTACTTTCCACCACACATCGTGTACTTGACGGCGAAGAATACCGCAGACTCTCTGCCAATAACCGTTCAATCAAGGCATGGCGACTGCCTGATGGCCGTGAAGAACGCCTCATGAAGCCTACTATGATGAACCACCCATCCGCCATATGGGTACGCCAGTCAGACAAAAACTACCTATGGTTGTACAATATGTGGTGTGAACTGCTCGAAGAATTTACCTATCGTTATGGTAAAGTTCATGCATGTGCTCGATTGATACCTGACCTTGGTGTATTGCCTACAAATATACCAATCAAACATTTTACTGGTCCTACACCTGCAATGCCAGACTATTGCAAAGTACCAGGTAATTCATTACAATCTTATCATAATTATTACTTCAATGAAAAACAACGTATGTGGTCATGGAAAGGTAAGATAAATAGTAGACCAGAACCTAAATGGTTAACCGATATGATTATGAAGAAAGCTGCTTAATGCCGTCATATGACTTTTTAAACAAACAAACAAATGAAGTTGAAGAACACCGTATGTCCTACACGGTGTTAGAACAATTCAAACTAGATAATCCACATCTGGAACTATACATCTCCGCACAAAACCTACCAATCATGTCTGATGGCATGCGTATGTCTGTTCCAGGTATCGGTAAAGCCGATTCTACCTTTGAGAAATATGTTATTGGTCGCATGAAAGAACAGGTTGGTCAGAACACAATCAAAGATGGTCACAAGACCAAAGCACCAAGAGAATGGTAGTAAACAATCTTCCCGCAATACTCATCTACAAAGGAGTTAAACTTGAACAGAAAGTTGCCCCCGTAGTTAAGACTCAAAAGCTATCCAATGATAATAATAACAGGAGAACTAATGAGCAAGAAAAGAGGAATGTCAAAACAACAGCGGCTGTATTACGAATATCAAAACAAGGAAAAAGTTAAAGAGGAACTTGTTGAATATATAAAGCAGAAGCACTCGTTAGAAAAATGTAAAACAAATGACGGACATGTAAAAAATATATTATATTGAGGATGATGAATGAAACAGAATGTACAGTTTGATAATTTCGTAGGCGTATTTGATGGGTTTTTTACCAGTGAATATTGCCAAGAGATGATTAATTATTTTGAGAAACTTGACAGCATGGGCAAAACATGGCAAAGAGATTACACAATCGAAACTGCCAAATCTGATACATCCACATCATTACTTGATCCTAAATCTATATCATTTTCCAAAGACAATCTAGGAGAATACTTTGATGTGTTTACTAGTACATTTTGGGAACATTGTTATCCAATTTACGCTAAAGAATTTTCTGTGTTGAAGAATATGCCACAGCAAATGATTTACACCATCAAAGTTCAAAGAACAAATCCAACAGAAGGTTATCATGTTTGGCATTGTGAGAATGGTTCTAGAGATATGAATGCCAGAGTTGGTGTATTCTTAATGTATCTTAATAACATCCGTGAGGGTGGTGAAACTGAATTCCTGTATTCAGGACAAAGAATTAAACCAGAAGAAGGTCGTTTACTCATCTGGCCTGCCGGTTACACCCATACACATCGTGGTAATCCACCATTAGGTGGACAAACCAAATATATTATTACCGGTTGGATTGAGTTCGTTAATTAATATGTTTAAATTCTGCCCACCAAAAGAACTTCCTGATTTAGTATCTCAAACTGCACCAGATGGTAGAAGATTCTATACCATACCCGATGGTACAAAACTACCTTCTGTTACCACAGTCCTTGGCGCCCAAAAGAAACAGGCCATCATGGAATGGCGCAAACGAGTTGGTGAAGCAGAGGCTAACAGAATATCTAAACAAGCGACTGGACGAGGTACCAATGTTCACACACTATGTGAGAGGTACCTGAACAATGAGGCGTTGGGTGATATTATGCCAGATGCCAAAGAGATGTTCTTATCATTAAAGCCATTACTGAATCGTATCGATAATATACACTACCAAGAGTGTGCCTTGTGGTCTAAACAACTTGGTATGGCAGGTCGTGTGGATTGTATTGGTGAGTTTGATGGTGAACTATCTGTAATTGATTTTAAAACATCCAAACGACCAAAAACCATTGCACAGATTGAAGATTACTTTTGGCAAACATCTGCATATGCACTAATGTATGAAGATATGATTGGTACACCGATTAATAATATCGTAATTATTATGGCGGTAGAAGATAATGAACCTTTGTTATTTAAACAAAAGACTGCGGATCACATCGATGGACTGGTAGAGGCAATTATTTACTATCAAAAGTTGGTTAGAGGCTTGCCTGTGACTAAATAATAGAGTAGTATACACATTGGTTGGTAGAACCATAAAACTATCGTACACACAAACACACACAAGGAGAAGTAAAATGAGTATGACACCATACGAGATACGGCTAGAACTCTTAAAAATGGCCAAAGATATGCTAACGGATGATTATCACACTAGACGTGATTCATTATCTCAACAATGGCATACACAGGTAGATGCAGCAAAAATTGCTGGTACATCATCACCTGATTTCCCGGCGTTACCGCCATTTCCCACAGAAGATGAAATTGTAAAGAAAGCAGAAGCTCTCAATCAATTTGTTTCTCAAACCACTCCACCACCTGAAGTAAAAATTACAAAGAAAACGAATTCGTAATTGGAGAAATCTGGCCGCCTGATGTTTGGCGGTCAGAACATCAAAAAGGAAGAAAGATGTTTAACATTAAAAGATTTAATATACTGGCCGTAATATTAGCAGCACTAACAGTAGTTTATACAGCACCAACATTATCAAACGAGTTTATTAATAATACAACACAAAAACAAGTGAGTGCAGATTTTAATAGACAACTTGATTGTCTTGCAAAAAATATTTACTATGAGGCTGGTAGTGAAAAGTATGAAGGTAAACTGGCAGTAGCACAGGTTACCATGAATCGTGTAAACTCTGGTAGATTTCCATCAGACATATGTTCTGTGGTTTATCAAAAAACCACAGACCAAAATTTAAGAACTATCTGCCAATTTTCTTGGACCTGTATGGTGAAAGAATTGGTAATTAAAGATAAGTATTCTTGGGAAGAGTCCCAATTAATTGCCAAGAGAGCCTTGACAGAACCATTCGTGCATGATACAATAGCACAATCAAATGCATTATTTTTCCATGCAGTTTATGTAAAACCTAATTGGGAAAAGACCAAGGTTGTTAAACAAATAGGAAACCATATATTTTACAGTAAGATTTAAATTATGCCAACTCGTGATGAAATTAAGAAATTTAGTATGATGATTGAACAATTGGCGGCAGAAAAAAGAATCGGTTTAATGGATTCTATCTGCCACCATTGTAAAGAATCTGGCCTAGAGGTGGAAGTTGCGGCAACATTAATATCTTCCGCATTGAAGGCAAAGATTAAAGAAGAAGCACAGAGTTTAAATTTGATTAAGAAAAGTTCCAAACTACCAATATGACCGAAAATTCTGGTTATGCGGCTTTTGTAATGTATAACAGTTTAAAGTTGCATTTTACTTCTAAGAGTTATGATTACTTCAAATACAATGGAAAAACTAATGTAAGTGTTACAACATTTCTTAAGCGTAAAGACAAATATACTTTTTACAAATTAAGTCGGAAGTATACCGTTGAAGAACTAAAAGATTTCTATGTTGCCAACTTTTTACAAGGTGATAAATGGGCAGGTGATATGCTCAAAGATGGTGAAGAGGTATATAAAAAGTGGCAAAAAACACAACAGAGCTTGACCTATACGTTTGAAAATGATATACTATACTTGTTCAATAATTGCGGTACACCTGAAGAAAACCTAGAGGTGAAACCCAATTCGTATCCTGTGTTGATGCACTTGGTACAGTTGAATCAGGTCTCATTAGAAACCTTGTGTATTATGAATGATATCATGAATTTCTTTCCTATGTGGAATAAAAAAATTGACGATGATATTATTTGGCCAGATTTTAAAATGAGATGTGAAAAGTATACTCCGTTTATACAGTATGATAAAAAGAAGTTTAAAGATATATTGAAAGAAAAGATTAAAGAATATGCCTGAAGCAATTATTAAGAAGATTTACCTAGACATGGACGGTGTAATTGCTGACTTTGATAGAAGGTACAAAGCTCGATATAAAATGTTGCCGAGAGAGGCAGAAGAGCATAAAGAGTTTGATAAGTTCTTTACACAGTTTATTAAAGACGGTGAATTTGCGACACTAGACTTGATGCCTGATGCAATGGAACTAATCAGATTTCTTAGAGGTTTGAAAATACCAACTGAGATTCTATCATCTAGTTCCTCAGAGAAAAGAGATCCAGATATTCGACCACAAAAATTGGAATGGTTGAAGAAGAATAACATTGAGTTTCCGGCTATCATTGTACCAGGTAAAAGGCACAAGAAGGAATACTCAAACAAGAATACCTTATTGATTGATGATACACCTGCAAATATCGACCAATGGCGTAGAGAAGGTGGTATTGGTATACTTCATACAGATGCGTTTACCACCATCAATATATTGAAGTTATATGTTTGACAAAGCATAAATACTATGATATACTAGTAGTTGATTATGAGAAATAATTTGAAAGTAGTTTATATTCCGTTAATACTCCGTTTATACGAAAGGCAACACAATGAGTTCATTTGCAAATCTAAAACGCCAATCTGGCAACCTCGACAAACTCTCCAAAGCAATCGAAGCAATCAATACATCATCTGAAGGTGGTGCGGAAAAGTCTGATAATTTCTGGCGTCCAGAAGTTGATAAGGCAGGTAATGGCATGGCCACTATCCGTTTTCTTCCCGCATCCGAAAAAGATGGTGATGATGGTCTACCTTGGGTGAAGATTTTCTCACATGGTTTCCAAGGACCTGGTGGTTGGTTAATCGATAACTGTTTGACCACAAAGAATCAACAATGTCCAGTATGCGAACACAATTCTACATTATGGAATTCTGGCATTGAAGCTAACAAAGATGTAGTTCGTAAACAAAAGCGTAAGTTGAATTACATCGCCAATGTTTACATCGTTTCTGACCCTAAGCATCCAGAAAACGAAGGTAAGATTAAGTTGTTTAAGTTCGGCAAGAAAATCTTTGACAAGATTACTGAAGCCATGAACCCACAATTTGAAGATGAAACACCAATCAATCCATTTGATATGTGGAAAGGTGCAAACTTTAAGTTGAAGATTCGTAAGGTAGAAGGTTATCAGAACTATGACAAGTCTGAATTTGATTCACCATCTGTATTGTCTGACGATGATGCAAAGTTGGAACAAATCTGGAAAGATTCTTTCTCACTCGCAGAATTAACTGGTGATAAAGAGTTCAAATCTTATGATGAGTTGAAGAAACGACTTGATAAAGTACTTGGTTTGAATGGTGAAGCACCAAAGACAACCGTAGAGCAAGTAAAAGCTAAAACCTTTGATGCACCTAAGGCAAAAGCTGAAGATTCACCCTTTAAAGATGATGCATCCGATGAGGATGATTTGAGTTATTTTGCTAAACTAGCAGAAGAAGATTAAACCTACTGACCCCTTGGTTTAGACCCCGCTACGGCGGGGTTTTTTACATGGCTCTTGCGTTTTGCCTTTGAATTCTTTGTAGTGTAGATTCATCTGTTCTAACACCAATACTAGATTCTACCACTACTCCAGCTGAACC